AATTAAAAGAATACGGATTTCATAAAGTGCAAGAGAATAGAGACGAGATCACATATGAAATGAATTACACACATGGTACAAAGAAAATGGTTAAAGTCACATTTTATGGAGTAATGGTGTATATTTGCCCAGAAGAAGCAGACTATTTAATTCCGGCATTTCTTACGATGGATGAAATGAAGATGTTTCAGAACAAGATTAAAGAATTTAGGAAGAACAGAAAGGGGCATGGCAGATGAATGGTGAAGGATATCGCGATCCAACCGCAGACAAAGCAATTCGAAACGCCGTCCGCCTGCCGAGGCCAATCTGGAACGTGGTCAAGGCTGTGCGGGAGGTTCTGAACGTGTCGCATCTGGAGTTGGTTGAGATCAGAATGAGAGACAGGACAACCGGAAAAGAACACACATGGGGAGGTGATACCAATGGAGAAAAAGGCACTGGAGCAGTACATAGACGCGTGCGAGCTGATAAAGGAGACGGAAAAGGACATTAGACGGCTGAAAAAAAAGCGGCAGACCATCGTGCAGACGAACGTATCCGGGAGCAATCCGGATTTCCCTTACAATCCGCAGCACTTCAAGATCGCAGGGACGGCGTTCACCTATGAAGAGGACGCCCGTCTGCGGCACGAAGAGAAGATTCTGGAGGAGCGCCGGGAGAACGCCCAGTGGCTAAAAGTAGAAGTGGAGCAGTGGATGAACCACATTCCACAGAGGATGCAGCGCATTATCAAGTACAGAGTCTTCGAGGAGATGAGCTGGAGCCAGGTGGCGGCGAAACTCGGAAGAAAGGCAACGGAGGAGAGTGTGAAGAAAGAATATCACAGATTTTTTGAGGAAAAATGAAACTTTGTCCCGTTTGTCCCATATGTCCCGAATCAAAATGTTATAGTGTATCATGGAGAGAACGGCAGGAAGGATTTCATCTTTTCTTTACCTCCTTGTAAATGTACTTTGATCGGCGGCCAGGTGTCACAGCCTGACCGTTGAATTGGGCGGCATCAGCCCATGGAAAAAGTCCGAATGATGCACGGTGCAGAGAAGGTACCCTGCACCTATTGGAACGTAGCTCGGTTGGAAAGAGCAGTCGCATGAGTCGACAAGGCCGCAGGTTCGAATCTTGCCGTTCCAACTCTCCAGTGGATGGAGATTCTCCGATTTGTTACTTTTATTCCAAGGATTCCTCGCAGAGATGCGGGGAATTTTTGTATGCAGAAATTTGGAAAGAAAGGTGGTGTTGCCGGATGGCAAAATTGACTGCAAAGCAGCAGAGATTTGTGGAAGAGTATCTGATCGACCTGAACGCAACACAGGCCGCTATTAGAGCAGGATATTCGCCGAAAACAGCAAATGAACAAGGAGCGCGGCTGTTAGCAAATGCTAGTGTTCAAGAGGCTATTGCAAAGGCAATGGCTGAAAGATCAAGGCGAACGGGAATCAGTCAAGATAGGGTGATTCAGGAACTGGCAAGAATAGCTTTTGTGAATCCGAAAAACATAATCGATTTTGAAGATGCATCTGTTCGACCGGATGTTACAGAAGATGATCTGGCGTGTATCCAGTCCGTAAAGGTCAAGACGACGGATGGACCGAAAGGAACGTCGATGGAGCGGGAAGTTAAGCTGAATGACAAGATGAAAGCGTTGGAACAGTTAGGTAAACACCTTGGAATGTTTACTGAGAAAGTTGAGCTGGATGCAGATATGGATCTCAACATCACGATTGACTACGGGGAGGACGATTCCGGATGAATATAAACGTCCAGATGAATCCGGGCTTCAAAGAAGTTGACCGTTCCAGGAAAAGATATATCGTTATGAAAGGCTCTGCTGGATCAGGAAAGAGTGTTGATACGGCGCAGAATTATATCCTGCGGCTGATGCAGGATCCGGGAAGAAATCTTCTATGCGTTCGAAAGGCGGACGTGACCAACAGGGATAGCACTTTTGCAGAATTGCAAGGTGCTATTTTTCGCATGTTTGGGGAGCAGTACAAGAAATATTGGCATATTAACAGCTCCAACATGATTGTGGAGTGTAAAATCAACCGCAATCAGATCATTTTCCGAGGCGTCAACGATGAAAAGCAGCGTGAAAAACTGAAATCCATTACATTCAAACGTGGCAAGCTGACGGATGTCTGGATCGAAGAAGCCACGGAAATTACGCAGGCGGACTTCGAGATCATTGATGACCGTCTCCGTGGTGAACTGCCGGATGGACAGTTCTATCAGATCCGGATGACGTTCAACCCGGTATCGGCGTACCACTGGATTAAGCGTGTGTTCTTTGACCGGTCAGATCCGGATGTTCTGACACATCAGTCAACCTACGAGCAGAACCGCTTTATCGATGATGCCTACCGAAGACGTATGATGCGGCGTAAGGAAGTGGATCCAGAAGGGTATCGGGTATATGGCCTGGGGGAATGGGGAGAAGTCGCCGGACTGATCCTCAAAAACTATGTTGTCGAAGAATTTGACCGCTCGCCGGAACGATTCGACTACATGGTCAATGCACAGGACTTCGGCTTCAACCACGCAAACTGCATCGGCGAGGTCGGTTTCAAGGATGGGGAGCTGTATCTGTGCCGGGAGCTGTACGTGTATGAGATGGATACGGATGAGATCATCCGGCTGGCAGAAGGACAGTTCAGCAAGCGCCTGCGTATGTGGTGCGATTCTGCGGAGCCGGACCGTATCAAGATGTGGCAGAAGGCGGGATACCGCGCAAAAGGTGTGCAGAAAGAGCCGAACAGCGTGCATGCCCAGATAGACTATTTGAAACAGCATAGGATCCATATCTACCCGTCCTGCGTCAATACAATAAAAGAAATTCAGCAATGGAAGTGGAAGAAGGATGAGCGTACCAACACTTATCTCGAAGAGCCAGTTCCGTTTTTTGATGATGCCATGGCGATGCTTCGGTACTCGATTGAGGAAGAACGTAAGGCAAAACCGCGGCTGAACAGAAAAGTGAAAGGAGGGATATAGAGGTGTGGACGAATTTGTACAGGCTGCCGTCGGAAGAGACGCTGACGGATGCCAAACTGAACGAATTTATTATACGGCATTCCGGAGAGTGCGCATTTCGTTACAGTAGACTGCAGGAGGCCTACGAGACGGAGTATCCGATCCTGCATGAGCCGTTAAAGCCGAAATGGAAGCCAGACAACCGGATCATGGTCAACTTTGCGAAATACATCGTGGATACGATGAACGGCTTCTTCATCGGGCATCCGATCAAACTGCAGGTAGACGATGGAAACGAAGCGGTTGAGAAATATGTTGATTTTCTGGATCAGTATAATGATCAGGACGATAACAATGCCGAACTGTCCAAGATCTGCAGTATCTTCGGTAAAGGCTATGAAATGTATTACGTAGATGAGAACGGAAATATCGGTATCACCTATCTGAGCCCGCTGGATGCATTCATGATCTACGACGATTCCGTGCTGGAAAGGGAACGATATTTCGTGCGGCTGTATTACGATTCGAATCAGATCCTTCATGGAAGCGTATCGGACGAGACGAAGGTCCGCTGGTTTACAATCAAAGGAAAATTACTCTGGGATGCAGACGAGAAGATACACGGCTTCGACGGCGTTCCGGCATCGGAGTACGTAGAAAACAAGGAGCGTATGGGAATCTTCGAGCCGGTCCTTACGATGATTAATGCATACAACAAGGCGATCAGCGAGAAAGCCAATGATGTTGACTATTTCGCGGATGCCTATCTCAAGGTTCTTGGTTCCAAGCTGGAAGAAGACGATGTGGCGCATATCCGGGATGACAGAATCATTAATTTCGACGGGGACACCGAACGGTTGATTGTCGAATTTCTTCAGAAACCGGATGGTGATACCACGCAGGAGCATCTGATCGATCGTCTGGAAAAGCTCATTTTCCATATCAGCATGGTGGCCAATATCTCGGATGAGAATTTTGGCACCAGTTCCGGCATCGCCATGAAATATAAGCTGCAGGCAATGAGTAACTTGGAAAAAACGAAAGAGCGGAAATTTACCAGCGGAATGAACCGGAGGTATCGTCTGATTTTCTCAAATCCGGTCTCAGGAATGAAAAAAGATGACTGGGTGAAGATCCATCCACATTTTACACCAAATTTCCCGGCAAACCTGCAGGAAGAGGCAGAGATCGCGAAGAATCTGGAAGGTGTGGTCAGCCAGGAAACACAGCTCGGGGTGCTGTCTATTGTGGACAATGTACAGGATGAAATCAAGAAAATTGATACCGATCAGAACAAGGTGAGAGCGGATCCAGTGATGAAGCAGATGTTTGGCGGCGGTGGACAGGATGACGAGTAAGGAATACTGGCAGAAACGTGAGACGGAACATGCCAAGAAGAATAAGATGTCTGAGCAGA